CAAAGTTTGTGGAGGAACAGCGGAACGTTTGGGTCCGCGGCTTATCCTTTACCGGAAAGCCCGAGTACATTGTGCTCATCCCCCCTTATTTACAATCACTTTTCTTTGAGAAACTTCGATTACTTGCTACCTGTTTAAGGTGTCAAGGATTGCTAACTGTTTAAGTAAAGCAAGCACTCAGAGCTGTTTAAGTTTCAAAGTGCCAGACGTTACACACAATGGCGTCCATTGTCAGATCTATCCGACTGCTTGATACCCCAGGTCCCTGGGCAATCGCATTCACAAGCGGAACTGCGGTTGTAATCTCCTACCTCCTTGCGAGAAGTCGCGACAACTTGGTTGACGTGCACGGCAGAAACGTTGGTTTCTATTCATTCGGAGGCAAAGAGTATTATGTACACACTGATGGTGCTGTAAGCATGGTCATCGGTGAGGAACTCAAGATCGGAGCTGACGGCAGACAAACCCGTCTTGTCAATCTGGAGCGGATCAAAAGCGATCTAGCTGAGAGCATGTTACCCCACAGCCCTCCACCAGAAATTGTGCTCGAATACCCCAAGTTCATCGTGTTCGTTGGTGTTCTCACAGCACAAGGATCAATCGATCCCGTCGGTGTTGGCTGGGCAGAAGACAAGTACTTCTTCACAGCACGTCACAACACAGACAAACCGTCATCGGCTGGCTACGGCTCAGCGTTGACACTTTTCAGACCAGGGGTCGGTAAAATCACTTTCCGGCCCACCAAGCGTTACCTTCTCGGGTTAGAGACAGACGAGTATTCCACATATGCTCAGACTGGCTACGACATCCAGGCAATTGAAGTGCCAAAGAACGCCTGGTCTACCATTGGTGCCCGTCCGGCGAAGCGCTGCAACTACTCAAAGGCAGCCGTCGGACACGTCACTTTGTACGCATTGGATGGCAACAACGTCATCGGTGCTAGAGGCAATTTGGCCCATGACCGAGCCGTTGCGTACCAGCGTGGACTTTTAGGACACACTGGCGCGACTATGCCCGGTTTCAGCGGCGGTCCCGGAGTTCTTCTCTCGCACGGCGTGCAGAAGATCTCCATGATGCATATTTGCGGAGATATCCTTGATAATTTCCACAACTATGGGTCGAGCTTTCATCACATTATGGAGTTGCGAAGGATCTGCGGAATCGATGATTCTGGCACGATTTACGAACGCTTCATTGGAGCGATGTTTAATGAAACAGAGTCTCCACTTCCTGTTGATGAACAGGAAGAGCATGAGCTTCTCAAGAAAGATAAGCGGCGACGTTACAAGGCCCGAGACCTAGATCTCAGGGACGAGTCCCAGTATCAACGAGACCTCAAAGCGGCAGCTCGACACGACCACGACTTACAGTACGGCGGCGGCGAAGGCGATTCTCACCAGAGGAACGCAGACGACGCTCGATCTCGCACGGCAGCTATTGCTGCTGGTGCCCCCAGTTTTCGAGTGAAGAAACGCCAAGCACTTCAACAACCGTACGTAGCACCAAGCCACGCAGGAACGCTCACAGAAAAGGGCAACCAGCGTTGGGCAGATACTGTAGACGATCATTGCATCGACAAGGCAGAGGCCATCAGTGCCAACTATTACACTCCCGAAGAGAGAGAAATGTTGGAATCGCTACAGAAAGAACATGAAGCAACGTCCAAGTTGACGAGTATTGCAGCAGCCAAAACCAAGGCGGCAGCATTGCTTGTTTATGAAACTGAGCGAGATAAAATCCGCGCTGTTGCCAAGCAACGTCAGGCTGAACGACAAGTCGAACACCAGGCGATTCAGCTTGAGCAACAGGCCGCCAAAGCCAAGAAGAAAGCCGAAAAGGCTCTAGCACACAATGCTGAGCAGGAAGCTTTACAATCGACCAAGGCGCTAAAGATGGAAGCAGTGAAAGCTGCCAAGTTGGAAAGCGCGCGTGCGATTGCAGCCCTCGAGGCTGACCTGAAGGCTGTTGACGATGAGATTACACTTCGTGTTAAGGCAGGAGAGGTTGTGGACCCAGAATCTGATGATTCTGCAGATGACGTATCCTACGAGGATTTAGCAGAGAATGCACGTCCGTCTGCTCCTGCAAAGACCAGTTCTAGCGTTGCTAGCTACGGCAACCAACCCGCCAATCTCGCGGCGTTGGCAGCATCGCAACACCCCCCTCCCTTTCTCCCCAGGGTTCTTACGCGGACGAAACCCCGTACCTCGTACCCTGGATTCCACACAGACTCAAGTCAAGCACATGGGCACCGTCCCTTCCCTGAATTTATTCAGGCCAATATGCGTGACCAAGCCATTTCGAGAACAACTACCTCCAAGACAACGGAGGAAGACGAGTACCGTAAAGCTGGACTGGTTGATGAAATTCCTCATCCCTTTTCCACTACTCCTTCACTGTCTCTCGAAGAACCCATACATTCCCTCAAGAACCCAACAAAGATGAACCATGATTATTGGCCAATCGGCGCGAAGGTTAAATATTGGAAAGACAACGTCAGCGACCCCACTCCGGTGGGCACCTTCATTGGCGATGTTCCACAGAAAGAGGTTTCAGACGCTAGGCTGATTCGAGCCTTAGAACAGATACTCCGTGGTAATTTCGGAAAACTCTGGATGTTTAAGAATGTTGGAACCAAAAGAGTGATGTCCCTCCCGGGCACCGCTTTCTACCAAGACTACCTCAACGTAGGCAACCTCAAGCGCAAGCACATCAGCCGTCTCGGTCCGTCGATTTGTATGACAGACAAGAACAACGAGTTGTATGCTTTGCGAGGTGCTACGGTCGAGTCCAAATGGTCGAATACTTGCAGTACTCAATCGATGGACCCAGAAGTCTTGAGCACGTTGAAGTCGCTCGGAGTCGACATGTATCACCCCACTCTGGGTAGTGAGTTCATTTTCCCTCCAAGCGGACCCGAAGCAATGATTAATTCGCTTAGGGTGCAGGCAAAGAAGATCTCTGTGAAACGAGACTGGAGTAAGCTCCAGGCAGAGCCTACCTTCGACCGGAAGTACAGTGAGTTTCTCGCTGAAACACCGGTGTGCGAACCGGGGTTGTGTCATTTTGCGACACTTTTCGATGACATAGTCGATGGATTCGATCCCCTCAAAAGTTCAGGCTGGTCAGCTCGTAAGAAGCCAGGCACGAAAGCAGCGTGGATGATCGGAACGGGTAAGGCGGAGCTCAAAGCTCTCGTCATTATGCGTATCATACTGCGTATGGCAAACATTGGCAACCTCGGTACCATGACTCCCTTGAGCATGATCGAGGCCGGCGTGATGGACCCCTGTGAGGGCTTCATCAAAGTGGAGGCCCACAAAGCTTCCAAAGCCGAAACGGGCACATGGCGCTTGATTTGGGTCACTAGCATTGTAGATTTCACCCTGCAGTGCATTCTCCACCAAGACCACAACAAAGAAGATATCAGAAGGTATTCTCTACAGCTTATTAATGGCATCTGCGTCGGGATGGGCCACCATGACCTTGGTATAGCTCAGACTGGACGTGTGTTCGAATGGGTCTCAGGACCGGAGCTCGAAGCACTGAAAGATCAAGATGCCGCGCAATGGGACATTACCGTTGCAAGAGACATGATCATGTTTGACGCTGATCGTCGCAACCAATGCACAACAAGAGTTGTTGATGGCGTTGATGTTGACGATTGCATGCTCGCCTACAATCGCGAGCTAATGATCGCCGAAGGGCTGTGTAACTCAGCCCACGTGTTGGTAGGCAATACCGATGCGTGGGAGTTGCAAGCCTTCGGAACCACCTCATCCGGAACCGGATCAACGACTTCTCAAAATTCCACTGGGAGAAAGGCGCAAGCCCTTTTCTGTGGCGCAGAGCGCGCCGCCGTCCTTGGAGACGACTTGGTGGCAGCAGGAGAAATGTCTTTGACGTTGATGGAAAGCTGCGGCACGATCTGCAAGCCCACCACTACCAACCACCATCACGGTCCAGTCGATTTCACGTCGCACTCTTACACAAAAGTGGACGGTTCATGGCACGCCAGATTCCTCAATTTCAGGAAGATGCTGGCCCACGTCGACTTACGTCGCAAACCAGGACAAGCTCCAAGCAGGGAGTGTCTAGGTGGTTGTGCGTTCGTATTGAGGCATTCACCGGAAGAAACAGCCATCTTAGTCGGTCTCGTAGAGGCGATGGGATGGGCTCCACCAGGCACTCCTGCTCTGCCTCCGGTGAGTGAAGAGTTTAAAGAAGAACTGTATGATTTGTGCTAGTTGTGTGTTTACTCTCTTTCGTTCGTGAGTTGTCGTAGTCGTAGTCGTCGTCGTCGTCGTCGTCGTCGTCGTCGTCGTCGTCGTCGTCTCCCTCCTCCTCCCGTCAACAGTTTTGCTGCGTTGCTATAACAACGTAGGCTGTTGTCGGTCCCGATGGCTTTCCAGCCATAAGCTCCTCCTTGAAGACGTTGATGAGCATTGAACGCGATATTTCTTTTTGTCGCACCGAGCATTCGGTGGTATTGCGTAACTTAACAGTTTGTTATCTTTGACTCAACGCCCGGTTCAGCTGCGTGTTAGCTTTACTAGACTTCGCCGTCGGCGATTTACTGATAAACGCAGCGGGAATGTGCCCTGTTGGCACGGTCATAGCCATGGCTCGTAGCTTGGAGGGGTCTGGCTGATAAAGTCACTCCCCCTTTGGTCTTGCGTCGTCGTCGTCGTCTTCGTCGTCGTCGCATCGTCATAATTCTATTTCGTCGTCCTCGTAGTACTTGTCGCGTCGTTATTGTTCCTACTCCGTCGTAGTCGTCGTCGTCGTTCGTCGTCGTCTCCCTCGGTTTGAGTTGAGTGTTAGAACACTGTAAAATTCTCCCCGCCACTAAATACAACCCTGTGGGGGCGTGGCAGTTCCAGCTGCTACGGGGGACCAAAACGTACTACAAAGATTAAATATCATGTACGAATTGGCTATCACCTTCCACTTGTATAGTTTCCTCTATCACTTGTTTTTCCTTGTTTCTTAATTGTCCTGTACAGTTGACATTTCGAAACCACAACACCATGCCACTGTCTGCAAAACAGTTGTCAGCACTTCGTCGCTCTCCCCCCAAAGACCGCGCTAAGATGCAGGCTAACTTCAATTACCAGGCACAATTCAAGCAACCGCGTGCAGCCCCCAAGGGTCCGCTGCCCGTCGGGTTGCAACCAGCTCGCGCACAGGCTCGAGTCCCGCCTCGTCCCAAAGTACCTCCTTTGGTTCGTCACCCTCGTCCGCGACTTCATGCGTCGTACGCGTTCGATGGGTTCGACTCTCGCCACTTGCCTACAGATGAGTCCACCTCGGCTTACGCTACTACGAACTTCGTCACCGTGTATGAATTCGAGTCGTCGCCGACTGTTGACAAAATCATTCTCGTCGGCCCCCGCAACTACAACACTGCGGAGGGTCTCTCCCTCGCAAACGTCACCGACGTCATCGCGTTGGAGTACGACGCGTCTATTGCAATTAATGCTCTTGTTGCCACCGGAAGTGCTCGCAGCCCCATCTTATCTACCCCTGAGTTCGGCTCGGCAGCCACTTACACTAGTGTTCGTGGTCGTCTGCACAACCTCTCCGCCCAGATCGAATGTTTAGGCACTTCGACCGGGCTGGTCCCTCCTGGGTCTGTTTACATTGGAACGGTCCCTTTCATCGAGGGCACTAGTCAGTATGGGCCTGGCACCAAGTCTCTGAAGGAAGCCTGGGCGATGGATTCCATTGCCGTTGGTTACCTCAAGAGCCATTCAGCAGCCGGTTTGGTTAGTAAACCAGTTCGTGTGCACTCCAACATCGCTGAAACCGTCGCTTACAAGACGTGGAAGGATTTTGTTGTCCCACCTACCACTTTCAACCTTGCTACTTTGCGCGTGTGTAATTCGATCGAACCTATCGTTTTGTACATTCCCAAAGCCGGCTCAGCCACCACCACTGTCCAGTACCGTCTAAGTCTAGGACAGCAGTGGTGCTCGCGGTGGCCGAACGATCCCGCCATGAGGGCGACCCAGGTCATTCACCCACCCACCTCTAATGCCGTATGGTCAGAGGCTACTTCGTTCTTACGATCCGTCGGAGGAAGTTTTGCTGCAGCAGCAGCAGAGCCCCTCGGCGCAGCCTTTGGCGGCAGAATGGCAGCACAAATCTCTCCCGCAGCAGGTTTGCTAGCTTAGGCACGTGTTTGTGTCCCACACCACCCTCCCCCCCCTCTTTTCTCGCGTTGCGTTCTGTGCAGTGTTAGAGTACGTCTGTTTTTCCAAGAACACTACGTCTGCTGACACAGTTCGTAATTAAAGTCCTCGTTAAACTTTGCCGACATTGTCGTTGAGGCCTGCACCACCACC